CAAGTGCCAAAGTTAAGCGCACCCGAAGGGTGCACTTAACATGGCCTACTTGCCATAGTAGTGTTGTAAGCCAATGTTAAGCGCCCCTTTAGGGGTGCGCTTAACTTTGGCACAACACGTTATACAGATGCGGTAGTCACAGCGTCGCTTGCATCAGCCGGCGTGCCATATGTAAGAACCGGAAATGTGATTAGATTTAACTCCTTGGCGGATGTTGAGACATTTTATTCAGATGGCTTATACAACAACTATACAGCATATTTTGATGAAGGCGCACTCCTAAAGGATCTCGGCAAGGAGATTATCCTGACAGCGGGAAGCCAGAAAGTGGCTATCCTCCGCTATGTCCAACTGGTGTCCGGTGCGGTCACCGAGGGAGTGCCAAATAACTATCCTGGTGACGGCACCTTTTACACTACTATTTATCATTCTGATCCGGGCCTCGATGATGTGGGCATTGTCCGCGTCGGTTAAATCTCCTGCAATAATATAATGAGCTCCACCCAGTCGTCGTTTTCGCAGGTTAAGCCCCGGGGCAAGTTCTTACGCGTTATTGGGGGAGAAGCTATAGTATATAACGTTGCTGCTACTGATTATGTTCTTTCTAATACTACTGGAATATCTCGAGTAGGAAATGTTATATCTGGAACATACTCAGATCTTGTGAACCTTTCGACTAATTTCAATTCTATATCGGCCGTTGCTACCTCTGGTTCACTCCTAAAGGATCTGGGTTCGGAACTAGTCATTAACATTAGCAATGGAACTATTCTTCAAAAGATGAGACTTGTTCAGCTTGTTAGTGGCCCTACTACAGAGGGTGTCCCTCCAGCATACCCTACGAATGACACTTTTTACGTTGATACATTTAATGCAGGTTCTGGTGACTTTCCATCACCCAGCGTCGTCCGCGTCGGTTAAATCTCCTGCAATAATATAATGAGCTCGACCCAGTCCTCCTTCTCGCAGGTTAAGCCCCGGGGGAAGTTTTTTCTTGCAGTTCCGAATGCCAATGGTGGCACTACTGGAATAACGGAGGAAATCTTTACTTACGCCCTGCTAAATTATCCTAATGTATCTCATAATGGTAATATCATATCCGCTAATACGGTTGGTGAACTACAAGGTTTCTATGATGTGCTTGATTCATTTGCTATAGCAGTAGATACAGGAAGTCTTCTAAAGGATCTCGGAAAAGAAATCATCTTTAGCTTGAGAAATGGAAATATTGTAGCTAAATGGTCACTAGTTCAGTTTGTAAATGGTCCAAAAACCGAAGGTGTTCCACCTTTGTATAAATCTGATGATACGCTTTATGTATTGACTAGTCAATCCGCTACTGGAGTAATTCGCCCCGCGATTGTCGCCCGCGTCGGTTAAACCGCGCCTTCCGGCGCGTTATTTTTCCTCAGATGGCGCCAGAATATGTCAATGCTCTACGGAATGGTTCTGGGGGGCATCGTCCTATCGATCATCGGAAGCGGCAGCGCCTTCCTTCTAGAGAAGAAGGGGCCGACCCCGAAGGCGGTCATCCGCGATTTTCTTATCGGCGCCGTCCTGGTCGCCTTCATCATGCAGCTTCTCCCGGAATCCTCCGGCAGCCTTTTGACCAGCGTAATGGCCATGGTTCCGGCCATGCCAACGCTTCCTGGTCCTGAGGACATGGAGGTGCAGGTAGGTGTGCCGAAGTTTTAACTGGTTAAACAGGTCCTAATACCCATAAAGATGGACACATATGCTATATGTCTACTAGTAGTCCCTTCAGCCGTTGTTCTTATAATAGGACTAGCCATCGTTATAAGGAACTACCGTATCTTTCCGCGACCCTCTCCAGTCGACTGGGTGCATGTTCACGGCATTTCCGAAACTGCAGGTAAACCCCCATCACCCTTAGCAATATAGCGACCACTTTTTCACATCCCCTACACTTGAAGGATCCACCTGGAATCGATCAAAGGCAGGCTTGGAAAACTGGAGCGCCGGCACGGCCGTATGAATCTTGGCGGCAATGTGCTTGTAGAGATAAAAGTCCGGAAACCGCTCCGAACCGTCCGGATTGATAAAGACATTCTCGCCATCGTCATCGACCATCCAGCTCCAAAGAACATTGTAGAGCGGCGAGATCTTCTCCCGCACTACAAGGCCCTCCTCTGAGCTGAGGACTGTTTCGCTCTGATCCTCTACCGGATCCGGAAAGAGGCTGTTAAAGAGGCTTACGGAGAGACGGCAAAGGTCAAAGGAGGGATTCGGCATGATCGGGTTCCGGACGCGCTTGTTGAGCGGCACGAAGCGGTATTGGCCTCCAGCATCGTTCTCTGTCCGGAAGTCGTCGCTGACAAAGAGGCGTCCATTGAAGCGGAAGATGGCGCGACCGAAGTCGATAATCCGAAAGATCTTGCCAAAGGTCGGCACCTTAAAATGCGTGCCGTCGCGTTTCGTGTAGTAGATATGAGTCTCCTCCGTGGCCGTCCAGACAATGTTATTCGTGTGAAGATCATTGTGTGTGAATCCGAGGAGATCCTGGGCCGCCGAGAGACCGGCCATGACCTGGAAGATCCAGGCCGACCAGCATTCCTCCCACTCCGGTGAGCCCGGACTGCAGCCCACGGCATCGTAGTCGTCGAGAAGAGCGTCCATCGTGCCCTGGCTCTCCTCGGTGATAATCATCATGACGGGAAAGTTTTTGATGTTGCACAGAATCTTGTATTCCGTATTGTCCATGTCGGAAGAGGCGAAGGAGAGGTCGGACATATTATCCGTGTGAACGGAGTTCGTGTCCGGGATGGGTTCGAGCTGGACCTCCGATATGGACTCGGACACTGAAACGGACTCCTCAGATTCTTCGGACTCCTCGGACTCTTCGGACTCGGACTCGGTTTCATATTCTGATTCCGATCCGGATTCAGAGTCGGATCCGGATTCAGAGTCGTCTGAAGAGCCCGAAGACTCCGACTCGGACGACTCCGATCCGCGCGTCATAATATCCTCCATGACCTTCTCGGGCACAGGAGCCTCCGGATCATCCTCGTTGACAACGCAGAGCTCGTAGTATCCCTTTTGCTTGCTATCCCAGAACCACCGATGATGCCGGTAGCTGTCAAAGTCGTCCGTGAGGTTGTAGGAATAGGTCGCCGCCTTCGCCTTAAAGGCCCCGTAGAAGCCGTTGAAATGCGGCGACACTCCCTTATCCTTTAGAGATCCGAGGACGTAGCAGCCCACGGCGTCAATGTATGCCTGATTCCAGGGATCGGCGAGCTTGGCAGCAGTCCGGCGCTGGCGGCGAGACGAGAGATGGCCAGGAAGAGTATACTCTCCCTGAATCCAGCGAATAGGGTCGAGACAGTGCGTGACTTTCATGTATGCCCGGGTAGATGTCCCGTCGAGATCTATACGACATGGCCCGGGTCTTCCGGAGCAGTCTATTCCAGTCATAACCGAGGAGATCCAAATATCGGTCGTAGGGGGCTCGTCCAGGCGGAGAAGGTCCTTCAATCCGGGAAAGTAGGTGGCCAAGTTCGAATATCCATTTACGGAGTTCAGGGCCTCGGGCAGAGAGCCGAGCCTAGCCGTAGGCTCTGGCAACTGACGCCCCCGGAGATCCATTCTTCCCGCAGAGCATAAAACATATAAGTCCCAAAGACGCGACCAAGTGCCATCTTTTTTTAGCTCGTCTATCACTACAGGATATGGCCGGTGCCGTGAATATATCACTCCGTAAATTCGAAATGCGCAAAATCCCACAGGATGCCGTTTGTATCTTTATCGGCCGTCGTCGCACAGGTAAGTCGACTCTGGTGCGCGACCTCCTCTATAACCACAAGGACATGCCTCTAGGGACAGTCATCAGCGGCACGGAGGAGTCGAACTCCTTCTACGGCAAAATGATTCCGCCCATTTTTATTCACGGCGAATACAATCCGATGATTCTGGCCAACTACGTCAAGCGGCAAAAGATGATCATGGCCCGGATTCAAAAGGAGCAGAATGGCGGTGGCAAGTCCCGTCTCGATCCCCGGTCATTCATGATTCTGGATGACTGCATGTATGATGATTCGTGGACCCACGATAAGAATATTCGCTATCTTTTTATGAACGGTCGGTGGCTGAAGGTCTTCTTTATCATTACAATGCAGTATCCGCTGGGTATCCAGCCGGCGCTGCGCACGAACGTCGACTTTGTCTTTATTCTGCGCGAGCCCTATGCGACGAATCGCAAGCGCATCTTTGACAACTACGCATCCGCCTTTCCGAGCTTTGAGTTTTTCTGTCAGATCATGGATCAGTGCACGCAGAACTACGAGTGTCTGGTCGTGGACAATACGAGCCAGTCGGCGAAGCTGGAGGACTGCGTTTTTTGGTATAAGGCCGAGATTCATCCGGATTTCAAGATCGGTGCTCCGGAGTTCTGGCAGCATTCGGCGAACTTCTACAGGGACAAGGAGGAGGAGGATATGAACCAGTATGATCCGAGCCAGGGGCGGCGGCTACGGGGACCGGAAATCAATGTGCAGAAGAAGTTTTAAGAAGGTGGAAGGGGGCGCGGTAACCCCTTAGACCCCTCGAAGGGGGCGCGGCCCGCCCCCTTAGACCCCTCGCCTTACTGTTGTTAGCATTCATTGAGGCGGTTGGCATGCCTTGTTGTTGGCATGCCTTGTTGGAATGTCTTATGTCGACGCGCCATTTTATAATTTCCACTTATAGATGGTCACCAAGGCCCTGCTAATGTTTGCTGCCATAGGGATTGCTCTTCTCGTCGTGGATCGCTTTTACCGCATCAATACCTTTATGGTGTCCGAGGGTTTCCAGAACAAGATGGCGATGATCCAGCGTTGTGGTGTCGATATGGCCGATTGCTCCGATGAGCTCAAGTGCATGAATGGATTTTGTCTATCCGCGGGGCAGCCCACGCTTCCGAGCAACCCGGTTCCGGTTCTCCCTTAAACTGTAGATAACTACTAGAATGAAGAGTCCTCGTGGTGCATACGGCCTCATCGCCCTTTTTGCAGTTCTTGTTATAGCCGTTTCGGTCCTCCCCTACCTTCGCAAGGTTTACGCGCGTTCATTCCCGGAGGCTTTCCGCGATGTCGACTGCAAGGGCGTGACGTGCCAGGAGGGCGAGTTCTGCCAGGAGAATGTCTGCCGCGCAATCTCGCCGCCGTATACGAATAACTACTTCCCGAAAGGCCCTTAGGGGGGCGCCTCCCCCTCGCCCCCTGTCCTTAGGGGGACGCACGCCTCCCCCTCGCCCCCTGTCCTTAGGGGGACGCACGCCTCCCCCTCGCCCCCTGTCCTTAGGGTCTGTTAGAGCCTTTTAGAGGCTAATCGTGACTGTATCAATAATATCATTAAAAGGGGACTACTAGTATCCTTTTAATGATTGTAAAACCCCTATAATACTCTAACAAACCCTAAGGACAGGGGGTAGGGGGAGGCGTGCGTCCCCCTTAATCCATGGAAGGGCTAGGGGCAGGGGGCGGGGGGGAGGTTTGCGTCCCCCCAGGCTGCGTCCCCCCCATCTTCCGAGCAATGGCCAGATCCGCCGGTCCCTCCGAACTGAACATCCCCGTAATGTCGGCACCTAGAGCACCCGGCGCACCCTCATCCGTGACCTGCGTGATCTCAATCACGCTCCCCGAGACATCCTTCTTCGGAAGACGTCCCCGGTTCTCGCGATTAAATTGCTCACGCGCCTCCTCGTTCTCCTTATACTTCTTCATGAGTGTATTGAGCTCCTCCTCAGCATACTCCTGCTCAGCCACATCGTTGGGCTCCGGATCCCAGGGAAGCCACTTCCCGACCTCCGCCAAAAAGATGTTGTGTAGCGTATCCTGACGCTGGAGCTTCTTCGAGCGAGCCACGGCCTCCGCCTGGCTCGGGTAGACGCCGCGGATCTTGAGACCGCGCACCGTCGTCTGAAAGTCATTCTTCGCGTGGAACTCATCCTCGAGCTTCGAGCGGTTCGTGTGCATGAACGTGTCGAAGGCCTCCTTTAGCGTCGAGCCGCGCATGTCGGCATTGTTCTTGGAAATGAACTCCTTGATATCATCTGAGATCGTGTCCAGCCGGAAGCGGGACTCCCGGCAGATCTCCGCCGCGCCGCTGAGATCCTTATTCAGGAGGCGATCCGACTCCGCGTCCAGGCGCGAGTTGATGGCGGCGGCCTTCTTCACTAGAAACTCCTCCATGGCAACCACCCGGCTCGAATACTCGTAGTTATTGAGGAAGGCCTCGAACATGAAAAGATCCTTCTTGGCCAGGACCTTCTCCGGGCTAAGAAAGCTAAGAAGACAAACCTTCTGTCCGGCGATCTCTGCGTCCTCCTCTAGAAAGTCCTCACGAGTGGCCATGTTCTAACCTCCCTTAAGAGTCCAGCTTTAGATAGAAATACGCGAAGGGCTTTGCCCGACCCGAAGGGCTTTGCCCGACCCCGACCCGAAGGTGCCCCGGCATTCCAAGAAAAAAACCTGCAGACTGAATATAGATAATATGAACGCCACGTCAGAGATCGTGAATCGCGTTGTCAAGTACCTCGTTGAGGGCCTCTTCGTGGCCGTCGCGGCCATCTTCGTGCCCCGCCGCACGCTCCCCTGGGATGAGATCGTTACGCTCGGCGTGGTCGCCGCGGCCGTTTTCGCCATCCTCGATGTCGTCTCGCCCTCGATCGGCGCGACGGCGCGCCAGGGCGCGGGCTTCGGTATCGGCGCGAACCTCGTTGGATTCCCGGGCGGCCGCCTCTGAACGCCTTAACATATGATGCATAGTATCAACACCAAATCATATAATACGGTATCATATACCATATTACATGATCTCGTTATTTTGACAAACTAAAGTAGAATAAATGACGGGTGTTTCGAATCACGTTCACAGTGTAGTAGCCTCTGCGGCTAAGCATGAGCACGCGGAATCTCATGGAGCTGCAGGCCGCGCCCGCGCGGAAAAGGTGATCGCTAACGCGGCGGCGGCCCGGGCTGCTGAGGCAAAGAGAGTAGAGGAGGAAAATAAGGAGTTTTACAGACAAATGAGCAGGGCCATGAAGCACAAGGGTGGCCGTAGAACTCATAAGGCTAAGGGTCGCAAAACACGCCGGAAGACGGTCAGTCGCAAGTAAGATAGACTAATATTAGGATGTGGTGGACGGCAAAAAACAAAAAGCCCAGAGAAGGGTCTGTATTAGCCAATCGGAATAGGCTAATACAGAATACCATATCGAATAAACCCTCGCGCAACTTTTACTGCAAGAGCAAGAATGCCGGCTCGAAAGTTCCCTCGAACAATGGCTACTATGCCAAGACGAACTCGCCCTCAAATGCCTGGATCGAGAAGCACTGCGAGAAACCTGACTTTGAGGAGCCTAGCAATATCTTGGCCCCGGTATCAAATATGTCAAATACTTCTTCAGTTACCTCAGACCCCAGAACTCCTAGAAGCCCCGTGATTAGAGCAACGCGGAAGACTCTAGAGGCGAATGTCAAGCGCGCACAAAAGGCTGTAAATGCCTCCGCAAATAACGAGTATCATAAGAAATACTCCCCGGAGAATCGGCAGCGGCATACCCGGACTCTAAAGGCCGCTAAGAATGCTCTGAGGGATTTTAAGATCCACGGGTTCTAATGTGCTTTTCTAAAATATTATTAATATCATGAAATATTAATAATATTTATCTCCATGATATAATCATCGTCATAAACTCAGACACTGCGGACGAACTGCCACCTCAGCTCTTTACATATCAACTCCCAGATCTTATCCTGCACATAGAGCTTGTCACGATTCTTAAGCAAGGGAAAGGAGGCCAGATACTCGTCAAGCTCGAGCAGCTCGCAGAACTTGTAGAGAACATACGAATACGAAAGGAAGTTGCTCCGCTCCTTCGGGCAGTGTTTCTGAAAGGCCGGCTGGATCTCCTTGAACATGTAGCGCAGCTTTTCCTCTATCTCCCGGCTCATGACCGGCGCCGAGCAGCCGTTCAGCCGATTCATAATATGAGGCACATGCTCGTAATACTTATTGAACTTCAACTTCTTCAGGATCTCGCGCACCTTTGACTGCTTCAGAGTCCGGAAGTCCATGATCCGCTCCTTCTTCAGCTCCGCCAGGATACACTCATAGACTTCGGCAGGGATCTCCGTGCTCTCCTTGGCCTGGAACTGGGCCAGCCACTCATTGAAATGGTTAATGCGCTTGTAGGCGTAGTAACTGACCTCCCGAGGAGGATCCTTGTAGCTCGGCTTGTCCGAGTCGATCAGCACAAACTCCTGGGCGCCGCAGTTCGTGCAAGTAAAGAGGGCCTCATTGGCCGAGAAAATCATCTCCGTCCCGCATTCATCACATTCTCCATACTGGTCCGGATCAAAGAGCGCCGCCGAACGAGCATGTTCAGGGTCGACCTTACGGAGATAGTCCTCGAGGAGTCTGTCTCGGCGGAGGAGCTCCCCCGCTGGAACAGTAGCCTCCGGCTGGGGCTGGCTGGCGGCAGCACTCTCAAGCGCCGCGAGAACAGATCCCGGCTTGGCCTTCGGCGCCCGCCGCTGAATCGTCCCCTGGCCATTCGAGATCTTCTCTTGAGTCTCGTAATAGTTGTATAGGATTTCGCCAGTGTCGAGAAAGTAGTCAAAGATCTCGTTTTTGCCGTCGCGGCGATCGATCTCCTTCATGATCTCAATCTCCTTGCGCCGATTTCTCTCCGACTCAATCTCATCTGCGGGAGCCTTGGCCCGTAGCTCCTTGATAGACTCACGCAGGGCCTCTATCTCCCCCTCCTTCTCGAGCAGCCCCTGCATACGGATATTATGCAGGCGATCGAGAGTGGTCCGAGACTCAGGATTGCTCCTCTTGGTGGAACGGATCTTGAAAAAAGCTTCCTCTTTTGCCATTTCCCTAACTGGAAACGGCCAGCGGTTTAGGCTACCTCCGGCACGCGGCTTTGGACACAACCCCGGCAAAAAATCCGTCTGGCCAGAATTTATTTCTAGGAAAGGGGTATATAACAAATGACGGGTGGTGGTCTCATGCAGCTTGTCGCCTACGGCGCCCAGGATGTTTACCTCACGGGCAACCCCCAGATCACCTTCTTCAAGGTGGTCTACCGCCGCCACACGAACTTCGCCATGGAGTCCATCGAGAACCCGTTCAACGGTTCCCCTGGCTTCGGCAAGCGTGTGACGTGCACGATCCAGCGCAACGGTGACCTCATCCACCGCATGTACCTCCAGGCCACGCTCCCGCAGGTCAACCTCCAGACGTCCGACCTCTCGGGCGCCCAGTTCCGCTGGCTCAACTGGGTTGGCCACAACCTCATCGCGTCCGTCGAGATCGAGATCGGTGGCCAGCGCATCGACAAGCACTACGGCAACTGGCTCCACATCTGGAATGAGCTCACGCAGGAGGCTGGCAAGCAGGCCGGCTATGCGAAGATGGTTGGCAATGTCCCCCAGCTCACGAACCTCCTCCAGCAGGGTGGCTCGGCGTGCGACTCGGACTGCGCCGCCGGTGAGCCCGCCGGCTCGCCCGAGCTCCGCGGCTGCGCCCCCGCCTACACGCTCTACATCCCGCTCCAGTTCTGGTTCTGCCGCAACCCTGGCCTTGCGCTCCCGCTCATCGCCCTCCAGTACCACGAGGTTCGCATCAACCTCGAGTTCAACGACCTCCGCAACCTCTGCTGGGACGTCACGCCCCAGATCACGTCCAACTACCACACGATCCAGGCACGCGTTCTCAACCAGAACCTTGTCGCAGCGTCCCTCTACGTCGACTACATCTACCTCGACACGGACGAGCGCCGCAAGTTCGCCCAGGT